GAAAATTTCTTTTACCTGATTTTGCCTACGACTAGAGGCATGTTTTTTAAATGACTGCTGATAAACATCATCTAATATAAATCCTATACCTTCATCAAATTTTTTCGCTAATGGCTCATAATTTTCTAATAAATAATCATAAGCATTTCTTTTAGTAGTTTGTATAGGAGCTGGAGCTCTTGGAGTATAAGCATCAGAGCTATAAATTTTATTTGATGCAGAAACTTTAGGATCAAAATTGCCTGGCTTACCAACTAAAGTAATATCTCCAAAACCCTCAAAAGGAAGATCCTTTTGTGTGACTGCCATGCTGGGAGATGGCAATCCTCCTAAGTTTTGATAATTTTCTAAAGCCTCTGAGCTTGTATTATGCAAAAACATCATGTCTTTAACTTCGTCTGCATCTTTAATAGTTTTCTTAACTACTTGTTTTGGTATAGCTCCTCCAGGAATTAGATCCAACATAGCCAGGTTTTGTCCTAAATCATCCTCTCTCTCTTTTGCTAACTCATAAGAAAGCCCTGGAATAAAATCTCCAACTGTTTCATAAGCATTATTAAGTTTGTTAGCCATTCGATATGCATTTCTTTCGTCTGCAAAAGAACTTAAAAAAGGTATGTTGTTGCGATCTGTAAAACCTCCAATAGCCTGTAAAAAATTAGACATATTTTCAGTTCTTTTTTGCCCAGGAGAGGGCTCATAAGACTCTATTCTATATTTTGACTGTGGCATTAATAAATTTTTCATTTATCCGACTCGTAAAATTTTTGATTTGAGAGGTTTCCTGAAATTATACCCCATAAAACTTTCTTTAGATCCTCCAAAAGATGCTCCTTCACTAGCCATTGTTAATGCCAGGGCATCTGCTTTGTCTGGAGATTTAATTCCTCTCTTTTTCATATCTTCTTTTGACTCAACTTTTATTTTGCCTGTTGAATTAAATTTATAGATAGGGGAAGAGATCTCACTTACCAGGCCATCATCATCAGGGAGCCTAACATCTCTTCCCCCCAACCATTCTTTTATCTTAAACCAGAGCTCTGCCCTAAGATTTAAATATGTTCCTTTTGTGCTGGGTACCTCTGCAACATTAATACCCCTAACAGGTAAATTTTGTTCCAGGAGCCTATCTACTACCCCAGCTCCTAATCCGATTGCATCCACTAAAATTTCATGTGGTCTATTCATAGACTGCTCTTCGTCATATTTGGCTTTGATCCTTCCACAAAGTTGCATCAGATCTGGAGAATTTATAGTTTGTATTTCAAGCACATGGTTTCCCTGGCGAATACAAAGAGCAGATTTGTCAGCTCCTTGCCTGGCAACATCTAAACCCCAAATAATTGGAGCTGATGTTTGGAGGGCAACATCTCTTTCTACTGCCGATTTGACTAGATCCAGGGGAACGACTGTATCTGAGTCAGCAGTAGGAAATTCTCCTTTAACTTCTACCCTGGCAACTGTGCTATCTTCTCCATATTGCTCAATCATAGAATTAAAAAGCTCTTTATCAGTACCTTCTACTTTCCTGGAGTCTATTTGATCTCCTGACCAAAAGCTCCTGGCACTATGAAAGCACTCATAAAAAGGCCCTGTATTTCTCCTGGGGTTAGAAAAGCAAAACCAATAACGATCTTCGATTGGCTCAGTAAAAAATCCTTCACTTACAGAATAAATATTTTGAGGAATACCAGATGCCTCATCCATTAAAAGCATACAGCCATAATGAGAATGCACACCAGCGAAAGCATCAGGAGTTTCTGCTGACCAAAGCTGTGCCTGAGCATAGTAATAACCTGTGTCTATTTTGAGATCCCTTTTTAAGAGTTCCTCAAACCAGGGAGCTGGTTTTATTGTTGTCGCAGATCTAACAAACCAATGATTGTTAAGAGCAAGAGTCATCCATTTTCCTAATTCTGCCCATGTCCTGGATCTGAGCTGTTGTTCTGTGTTTGCTGTGACAATAACAGTAGATCCAAGCCTGGTAGATAACATCCATAATACGATCCAGGACACAAAAGCTGACTTTCCTATGCCACGACCAGAGGCAACTGCTTTTCTAAACATTGATGGATCCATTTCTCCATTGTTCCTGGCAATATGGATCTCCATTTCTTTCAAAATTTTTTCTTGCCACTTCCTTGGGCCTGTAAATTTTTCCAGGGGGGTACCTTCTTTGCCCCACTCAAAAATATATTTTACAAATTTGAGAGGAGAGTTCTTAATCTCCATGCTCCAAATTTCTGACATTAATCTTTTTTCGTCTTGTGCTGAATATTTCATATAAAAAAATTAAAAAATTTTAATCCTACTGTTAAATATAACTATGGGGGCTCCAGGAAAATCGAGGGGGCCCAAAATCGGAGAAAATCTGGGCTCCCTCTAAATGAAAAAGCAAATTGGATAAGATGGAGAATAGACTTTGCTCAATCATCTTTTAGATCTCTAGATCTGGAGGATCTCTCCTCTGGATCCTGGATTATTTCACTATCATTCTTACTAGGGATGAGGATCTCTTTGTCATTCCCTATATCTAAAGGCTTTTCAGGTGTTATATCTATTGTGTTCACTTGCTGTTCACTAATTCTTGTTGATGCATTGTCTAAGATCTCTCTTAAATTGATATTGACCTCTGTTTCTTGTTTATCTGCCCAATTATCTGGATCTCGATTTTTCAAATAAAAGATGGAGGCCACAGTATTTTTCCCATTAGTTGCTTGATTGAACAAAGAATTTGTGACTGCCTTGATCCCAAGTGCTTGGCCTTTTTTTAAGGCTTCCGATATTTCCTTTTTACCCCTTTCTCTGTTGAAAACATCCCATGATATATCTAAAGCCTGACAGATCTGCATGATGCCTAAACCTTGAGCTCCAAGCTGAATGATCTGTTCAACATGCTCTTCTCCAAGTGTTTTCATTTTTCTACCAGGCTTTTTCTTTTGTTCATTCATAGTTCAATTTTGTTCCGATAATTATAAATGCTGTTGATTTATAAGAACAGCGAAGAGTTTTAATCTTTTACATAGTTTGACTAATAGTATTCCTATGAACGATAATGTGACTATTGATCAAGACATAAGGAGGTTTTATGTTTTATAAAGTTAGTTTTTTCGAGCCAATTATTGAGAGCTCTTTAGTTGTTGCTTACGAAAATAAAGATCAAGCTGTTAGCCAGGCAGATAATTTAATATCCAAAGGCTATCAAGATGTAAAGATCCAATGTGAAGAGGAAGTTCCTGGATGCGAAACTTTGCTAGTGACTGATTTCCAAAGAGTTGAGAAAAAGGTTAGTAGCTGGGAGCCAAGGGAAATTGAATACAAAAATCCATTTTAAGTTTGAGTATTTATAAGGATGGCTTTGTAGAGCCACAATCTACATATAGGATCAATGATCGTGTTTGGAGGAAAGGTACTACTTTCAAATGTACTATTTGGAGAGTATTGCCTGGAGATCGCTACAAACTTTATGATGAGGAAAAGCGAGAAGTTGAAACAAAAACTTTCAGAGCAGATCAGCTCAGGATGAGAGAGTATTATGAATAATGTTTATGAGCTCTCTGGATCTAGAGAAACAAGATCTGGCTTATCATTGCATGTCTGTCACTCCAAAACATTGTCTGAGTTGTTTGGGCAAAAGATGTCATTGAGATTTTATTTTTATAAATGGGAAGATAGTATTCCTATCTGGAACTTTCCATCACAATTCAAACAACGAATAGAACATTACAACTTTGATGAGGAAATAAGAAATCGTCTTATTTGTGAAGTTGCAGATCATGTTATCAACCACCCAGAAATTTTCGGAGAAATGCCAAATGAAATATAAACCACAGAATAGATACGAACAAAAACAAAAGGAGCAAGGATTAGTCAAAGTCACTTTATGGATCCCAAAGCAATGGACAGCAAAAATTAAAAGTATGGGAGCAATGTTAAGAAATGATCATTTGTCTTTGCAAAGAGGAGAACAAGATCCTGAGATCTTAAATGGATCTGAAAATCCAGATAAGTACCAGGCTAATGTTGAGGAGTATTAGTTGGAGATCCAAAAAGAATTATTTGAACTGCCAGATCCTAAAGTTCTTAACAAGGATGATGAGAGCTGGAGATCTGAATGGAAACAAATGCCTGAATATATTTGTGAGAATAAAGAGGCTATCAAACAAATTGTCATAAGTTTTGAAACTGAGGATGATATGAAAAAGTTTTCAGATCTGATAGGCAGAAATATCACAATGGAAACCAAGGGAATATTTTTTCCTGTCATTGATAAAGACAAAATGGAGTATATAGATGAAACCTAGATCTCCAATTTATATCCCATCAAAAGGCAGATATGAAAATCCCATAACTGCAAAGCATTTAGATCTAATGAATGTTCCTTACCAGGTAATAGTAGAAGAGCAAGAGTTTGATCTTTATGCAAGATCCTTAGGCGAAGATAAGCTCCTGGTACTGCCTAAAAAGTATCTAGATGAGTATGATACCTTTTGGAAAGATGATGATCCCAGGAAAGGGCCTGGAGGAGCCAGGAACTATGCTTGGGATCACTCTATTGCTCAAGGACACGATAAGCATTGGGTAATGGATGATAATATCGCTGGTTTCTGTAGATTTAATCGCAACGAAAGAATTAATTGTAGATCTGGAGCCATATTTAGAGCATCAGAAGATTTTGTTGATAGATATGAAAATATAGCCATGTCTGGATTTGAATACAGATTTTTTGCTGGAGGATCCAGGAGAAAAAAACCTCCTTACAGAACAAACACCAGGATTTATTCGTGTAATTTAATTAGAAATGATGTGCCTTACAGATGGAGAGGCAGATACAACGAAGATACAGATCTCTCATTAAGAATGTTAAAAGATGGCTGGGCAACATTATTGTTCCAGGCTTTTTTACAAAACAAACTTAGAACATCAACAATGAGAGGAGGAAACTCAGCAGAGTTTTATGATGGAGAAGGAACTAAAAATAAATCTCAGATGTTAGTTGATATGCATCCTGAAATAACATCATTGGTTTTCAGGTATGGCAGATGGCATCACGAAGTTGATTACAGTTCTTTTAAAGATAACCCACTAAAAAAAATACCAGGCTTAGAGATCCCAGATGGGATTAATGAATATGGTATGAAGTTAGTAAAGACCAGGAGCAAAAATTATGGTTAATACAAATGATCTAAATATAATGGCACAAGATTTCTTTGATGCTTATGCTGACGATTATGCAGTCAATGACAAAGTAATGATTGAAGTCATAAAAAAATTAATAAACTTTTGGGAGTCAGGGGAAACAGGATCCTTAAAACCAGAGGCTACGAGATTGCTAGTTGCATTGTTGAGTTATACAAATTATCAATTACAAACTAGAATACAAGAAACAGGAGATCCTTCATTCTCTCCTAAAACCAAAACAAGCCAGGCTAACCCCCCCAGCCTGGATTAAGAAGGATCTCCACCAATGGCTAAAATCTTCAAAAATGTTAAGCATGAGCAAAAGACAGGAGCTCGTGGAAAAAAGACTTCCCAGGGATCCAGGAGGAATGTTTCAACAGCTACCATGAATAAACATAAAAGAAGATCTTACAAATCATACAGAGGGCAAGGCAGATGAAAGGATATTGGTATTTGATCCTCTGGTACACAGCCATAATTGTTTATACCTATTTAATTTTATATTTATTTTGAGAGGTAATTATGAATGATAAAAATAAAGGATCCAAAGTCATAGACTTTGATCAAGAAACTCTCTTCCAGGCATTCTGTAAAGAGAAACATGCAGAATGTTTGTCAGAGAGAAGGGCTTATGGGGAAGATCCTATTGAGTATGAGGAATATATCTCAGCCAATAGATCTTATCTCATGGCAGAATTTACTAACCACATCCGAGAGAACTATGGAGAACAACCTACAACAAATTCTGAATGAATTAGGAAAGGGATCTGATCCTAGACCAATGGATATATCCAAAGAAAAATTTGAAGAAAACTTTGAAAGGATCTTTGGCAAGAAAAACAAAACTGATAATAAATCAGAGGAGCAAAAAGATGGATAAAATTTGTACCAACAAAGAGAGGTTAGAAAACCTCAAAACTGAAAGAGCTTTAAAAAAGCATCTTTTAAATATTGTTGCTGAATTAAAAGCAACACACAAAAAATATAGGTTTTTAAAAAGCCAAAGAAATATGGAAGTGATCACTCTCTGGAATATGGATCACACTCATACTTATCAATCCCTGGGAGATATTTATGGAGTAAGCAGAGAGAGGATCAGGCAGATATTAAACAAAGCCAGATCTCTTGGTTTTGAAATTAGATCTACCCTGGACAGAACTAAACATCTAACCATCAACAGATTAGAGTCTGTCATTCCAGATGTAGTTTTTGCTTTGAGCAAACTATATGGCAATGGCACAGCAGAATATTTTGAATGGCGAGATAATTTTTTTCAGAAACATCCAGGAAGGATTTATAGAAAACTTTTGCAAGAAACTTTGACTAGGCTTTGGAAACAAAAAAAATTAGATCCTTTAGATAATTACAAACATGATTTTAGTGTTAGTGAAAATCACATGAGAGTTCTTAATCTTAGAATGAATGGAGTTTCCATAGATGATTGCAAAAACATTATGGGAGTTTCTAAACCTATGATCACAAATTACTTGAGAGATCTAAAACAAATTGGTTTATATAGTGCAGTCAATCCCACTCAAGTTGAGGCAGTTAAATTAGATCAAGATAAGATCCAAAAGAAATTAGATTGGATTAGATCTGGATTGATAGAAGGCAAAACCTTAGCTCAGTTAGAGAGAGAAACTTTCCCAAATCCAACAACATCTATTCTTAAACATTTCATCTCAAGACATCATGCTATGCCAAAGATAGCTAAGTTGAGATACAACAGATGAGAGAGCCTAAGGATTGGATCATAATGTTAATGTTTGCAATTATTATGATCTTTGTTTGGAACATGGAAATATATCTAGTGTGACTATTGCTAATGATAGTAATACTATGTTTATAATAGCTCCACGATTAACTAATAGGGCAATGCCCAGGAAGGTAAGATGGAAAGAGCAATAACTGATAGAGAGATCTTCATAGCAGAATTTGAAGATGAGATCTCTAAAGCAAAAGGTGTCACTCTTGACTTAGAAGATGTTTTAAAAGACTATCAAAGCAGTTCTGCTGATCTAAGTAAGATCCTTGAAACTTTAAACAATGCCTTGGATCTGAACTCTCAGATCCAATTTTTCATCCAGGAAAGAAAAGCTGAGATCAAAGACTTGCTAGAGAAAGAAAGTTTTGTAGATCCAAGCAAAGATCCCTGGAAGTTCTAATTAGATCTTGGGTTAAGATCAGAAGGGCTCCTCAGGGAGCCCTTTTCTTTTGGAGGTACTAAACCCTTACCCTAACCCTTTTTAGCCCTTAGAGAGCCTCTATGGAGCTCATTTTTCTCACTTTACCCCTCTAAATCCCCTAAATAGGCATTTAACCCTACCAGGATGATATGTTTCTTTACTCTCTTCTGAGCTGGTAAGGATCTCATTGCTACCCTCTCCCTTCCCTCCTGGACAAGCCAAATTACATTTTGCTCAGCCAGGTTATTTATTGCCTTCGCTATTGTTTTCCTATCTTTATTCAGCATTCTGCTGAGGTAAAGGTAGGAACACCATACTGAAAAACTCTTACCCCTGATCCTCTCGATCAATGCCCATAAAACTATTTGCTCCCTGGAAGATAGTTTTAGATCCTTTCTCTGTATCTGATCTCTAAACCACCTCCAGGCATTTGCCTTGAGCTTTATAAAATCTTTGTTAGCTAAAGCTAAATCTAAATTAATCTCAGCACTCTCCTCTCCAGGTAAAGCTGATGTGATCCACCAATAGTTCGAGAAGTCAGGATGTTTGTTATAAAACTTTTTCAAAACAATTCTCTTTGATAGGGGAAATGCCCCAAGGGGCATTCCCCATATCTATATGTAATAGATATGTCATTGTGACCACATGTGTTCCCAATACCTTGCCTGTTTCTGACCATAGGGGTACCCAATCATTCTTCCCAAATAATGTTGCCTGGCTCCCTTACAAGCTCCAGGATCCCATTTTTTCTGATCAATGTTTTGACATTCATATCTGCCTCAGAGTTTGCTTTGACAATGCCACATCTAATAACTTTAAGAGGATCCCACTCTTCATTATTTTCTATGCAGATCTGCTTTGCACTCTCTGGATCTGCTGTGCTTAATCCTAAAACCCATCTTGAAGAGTCCACAAATGAACTAGCTCCTCTGATGCTGGCCCTCATTTCTAAAAATTGCAGATCTTCTTTTAAACCAGATTTAGATAAATGATGGATCCCAATAACTGATGTTTCAAATCTTGTCGCAATCATCTGGGCATAAATAGAATATAACTGCCCTACTTCATTACTATTGGTTTGTGCCCCTATAAAAGCCTGTAATGGATCAATAGACACCATAACTAGATCTGGTATGGCTGATAGCCCATCAATAATATCGTAAGCCTCAGATGTGATGTGTAAGCCTTGATTAAGATCTTCTTTGATCAAAGTCAAAGGTTTTCCTAACTCTGGTACAGAAATAATATAAACATCATACAAAGAATTTTTCCTGGTGTTGTTAGGATCTAACATTTGGATCCTTCTATGGATCTCAGCCACATCATCCTCAGCAACTAGCAAAACACAATTTCCAAATTTCTCTATTGGATTACCTAGAAAGGATCCTTCTCCCCTAGCACAATTAAAAGCTAAAGATAAATTTAAAAAACTCTTGCCTATGCCACCAGCACTAGCTATCAGGCCTGTCTTAGCTGACTCAATTAAATTTTTTACCAGCCAGGATCTCTTTGGAGGATTTGTATCAAACTGTCTTAATGAAATTGCTTTAATGTCAAAAGCAGAGATCATAAGTTGGCTTTTTACTTCTGCTAAACCATCTTCTTTGTGTATGTCGTTGAAATCATATCCAGGCTTATTTGGGATCTTAACTTCAACATTGTTTATTGATGCCTGGATCTTCTTTGCCTGTTCTTGCCCAACATAGTGAGTATCATTATCAAAAGCCAAGATGAATTTAGCCTGAGTATATTTACGAAGATTGGTTAAACATTCCAATCCAAAGTTTGCAGAAAAAACACAAATAACAGGAAGATTAGTTGCCTCATAAACAGAACAACTTGTGGCCAATCCCTCAGTAATTATGATCTTGTCTAAATTTGAGATCTCATTTATGGAAAAGCCTAAAGGAAAAAAAGATCCTTTGACTCTGGAGCCAGAAACAAATCTTTTAGTTCCATCTTTATAGATTGTTTGCATAGAACATACAGGAAAATCTGGAACAGTAGTATCATGCAGAGGAATTGTTAAATTTCCATTTAACTCTTTAAACCCATAATTTTTAACACCTTTTAATGAGAGATATTCATGTTCTTTAAGATCTTTAGTTTTTTGAAACCTAACCTGTACTTCCTTTGCAACTTCTCTATAGTTCTCTTCCCTCCTTTCCTGTTGCTCTTTATACCTTTTATCTAATTCTTGTTTAATTTTTGCCTGTTCCTGGACAGACATATATTGAGTATCTACAGAGGAAAATTTATAGGTTTCGCCTGTTCTCCAATTTCCATAATTGCAGAAAAAATTATTATTGCCATTGTCATAAAAAAAATACCATCCTGAGGCCTCTCCAGAACGATCAGGTCTGGTGTTAGGCGTTGCCTTTACCCTTACTCTATTAACCTCTCCAGAAGTATCTAGGCTGACAATATCCAGCCCATTGTTGTTCATTTCCTGGATTAGATCTGCAATAGATCTTGAAGATCCTTTATAAGCTAAATGATCATTAGATCCTAAATCATCCCATACATTATTTATGTCCATCCATACCTCTGTCAGCTAATTTGCTTTCATAAGAGAGATAATGAGATAAGAAGATCTGAAAAAACATTTTTTTATCCATAGGATCCCATTGATGCAAAATCCAGGATCCATTTTTCTTTGCATAAGACTTGTAATTCTCTTTAACTTGTTTCAAAGCATAATCAACTCCTTGTGGATTTGATACTGCATTGATCCCCAGGCTCTCCTTGTTTGCTATTCTCTCTTTAATTTTATCCATGTGTTCTATTGAGCATGATGCCCAAACTTTACTATCTATAGTGACAAAAAATCCCCTTCCTGGTTTCAAACAATATCCACATAAGGAAGGAGATTTATGTCTATACATTAAAAGGGTATTTCCTCGTCAAATCCTTGAGGATCTGTTTTAGGAACAACTTTATCTAAACCACTTTCAGAATTTGTGACTTCAACTTTTTCTGCTGTCACATTTATTTCTGGTTTATCTAGATCTTGGAGCTCTCCCCAATTTTGCCCTTTGCTACCAGGTACTAATTTTAAATACCCAGCATCATCTTTTTCAACTAAGCATGATAATTCTCTACCCACCAAGCTAGTTTTAGGATCTCTGAGATCTGTAGCTCCTGAATAAAACATCATTGCTTTGTAAGATGCTTTGCCATTTTCTATCATCCAATCTCTCATAGGATTGCCATCCTTTCCTGTGATTGTTGGATCATAGTCAGATTGAAAAGTAGCATCTAAGACTATTGGCTTTTCCATGTCGCTAGTACATTTCAAAGTGAAATAGATCTTTAATGCTTTCCAATCATTTTTACCTGATACTTGCCCATTTTCATCAGCATTATCATTGGCATCTGCAACTCTGTTAAAAACTAAGTTGTAGATCCCATTTGGTAAATTACCTGAGGATCCAGATACACTAGCCTCAGGCACTTCATTTTCATCAAAATCAAAAGGTATTCCCATTTTGACCTCCTTACTTTTTTATTATTAAAAACAAAGATCCTAGATCCAGGGCTAACCTGGATCATAAGTATTAGGATCTTCAAGCCAATCTATTGAAGTATCAATCTCATGTTGTATGAGATCTAAACTTTTCATAGTTCCTGTAGGAAAATCTGTGTGCTGTTCATTTTCCATGTCTAGCCCACCATTCTCCTGTCTAAAGCTATCAAGTTGATCAGAGATCTCCTTTAACAACTTAATTAGATCTTCAACCATTAAGACTCTTTTTCAGAGGTGTTAGCTTTTGCATTTTCTCTGATCATCTCAGAAATGCTCTTCCAGGAAAAAGGCATTTCAGGTTTTAGTTGATACCTATTCTTTGCCAAGTAGGCCGCTTGTTCTTCACAAAATATAGTTCTATCTCCATTAAGAACTTTAGTTTGTGTTCCACCTTTACCAGCAGTTTGAACAGTTCCTTTTTTATAAGCCATGTAAAAGACTGCATCAGAATTTTCTATGAGCAAGTCAGCGGCCTTTCTGTGGAGTTTGATCTCCATGCGATCATAAGCCTCTGTGACAGGATCCTCAAATCTTCTGATTAGCACATGAGCTAAATTTAAGATTGTCATTCCTTTTTGATCTCTCAGAGCATTTGTTAGAGCTATGTACTCTCTCCAAATTTCTAAGGCCGCAGTATAGCCTTTTCCATAAGCGGCCGATCCAATGTCTGCCCAATCATTTTCTTTACAAACATGATCCCAGATCAATGGCTCTAGCCAATCTGCACTATCTAAAACTAAACTTTTAAAAGTATGTTTTTCTTTCAGCAGAGTTGTAAGGCTCTCTTTTATTTCTAGCCAAGTTTTTGCCAGAGGAAAATGATCCACTTGCAATGTACCAAGGCCATCCTCAGTAAGAAGGAAAATTGGGTTTTCCAGGGTAGCCCCAAAACTCGACTTTCCTATACCAGCAGGGCCATAAGCTAAAATTCTTGGAGCTTTGACCACACTTTTTTTTCTTATATTTTCTAACGACATAAATTAATCTCCTTTAGTCTTAATGTTAGTTTCTAAAGTCACAGTACCACCTTCCACGATTTTTTTACCTGGATTGAGGTTTAGCAACTTCTCGTAAAACAGCTCATGGAGATCCATGATCTGTTGCATTGATTGAGTAATGATTATTGCTTGTTGATATTTACCCTCAAGCTCATTTCTCTGTTGTAGATTGATAAGAAGTTTCTCCATCACTCCCTTTGTTTCAGGATCCAGATCTCTTTCATACCATTCTATTTTGCTTCCATCTTCTTGAACTGCTGTAAAGCAAGGCTCCTCCCAACTTCGGCTCAATTTTGGATTTTCATCCAATAATTTCTTTGTCATATCCACCTCTTTGTTTTTCATAGATTTTATTAGTTTTACAATGTGGCTTGTAATTACAAAACCGACAATGCTCTCCAGCCACAAACTTTGGATCATCTTCAAAACATGCCTCAGCTTGTGGTTTTAAGACATCATAACCCCAATCAACTAAATGCTCTGCTGTGGTTTCTACTGTCTTGATCTTTTTTTTATTGCCTGGAGTATTTGGCTGAACGATTGTAAGTTCAATAATCGTTTCAGGATCATCTGAATATTTAGCTAATGCTCCTAGACCATAAATCTTTAATTGTGAATTGTTCTCTGCCTCAACATTCCATCTGCCATTTTTGTAATCAATAACAGCAATTCTGTCTTTGCCAATTATGATTGCATCAGAAGTACCCCAAACTGCCTCGTGTATTTCAGTACATTCAACTTGCTCCTCAATTAGTAATCTGCCCTGGAGCTCCTCAGTTCTTTTCTTTACATACTCAACATAAAAAAGAGCACAATCATAATTGTTTGGAGAAACTGTAATAATTTCTCCTTCTAATTCTATCTGCTGACCTACCCAATATTTTTTTGGATCTGTATCTTTAAATCTTCCTTTAAGGATCATCTCAGAAATGTTGTGCACTATAGTTCCCTCGACAGCGGCCCTGGATGTTTCCCCAGGATATTCAGCACATTTTTTTGGCGAGGCTGGACAGACACTCCACCTGGAATGAGCAGATGGCCCCAAAATACTATGTTTAGAAGGCAATATTTTTTCTCCACTTATTTATTAGTTTCTCCCATGGTGTTGTTGCTCAGATACTCTTCCAGGTCTTTGATCCTATATCTGACAGCACTTTCTATATTTACCCATTTAGGGCCTTTGGGATTTTTCGGTGTACTTTGAGATCTCCAGCAATTTAAAGTGTTAGGGCTAACACCAAGAATTTTAGATGCCTCTTTAGTATCTACACATTTGAGATCTTCCATTAATAATTCCATCTTGAAAAATAAAGACACATTATGAGGGATAACTGCATTGAAAGTAAATATATGGAGTACAATTAGATCTAAAAAATTTTTGGATAGTCTTACTATTTAAAAATTGTAATTACAAACAAAATCAGATCTTATTAGATCTAGGAGAAATTAAATGGATATTGATAAACAAATGGAAGAGGCTCACGAAATTGTTGATAAGGCAAGTTCATTCCAAGTAGGAGGAGATCACTACAAAAGATTGATGATAGAGCCTATAGATTTTATTGTGCAAAATGATCTTCCTTATGCATTAGGTAATGTCATTAAATATGTTTGCAGATCTAGAGATCCAAAGCGAAGAGCATTTCATGTGCAAGATATTAAAAAGGCAATTCATTACCTGGAGCTACATTTAGAGAAATATTATGAGGTAGATCCCCAAGGAAGGGATCTACCTATGTTTGACGATTAGCTTAAAAGATTGCCAATCTGTTTGATGTCGTTGTCAGAAGTCTGATCTAAAACATGGGCATATTTTTCCATTGTTTCGACAGACTTATGACCGACCAATTTACCAACTCTGATTAGATCTATACCATTGTTGATAGCCTGGGTACAAAAGTTGTGTCTTAAATCGTGCAAGTGAAACTCTTTAAGATCTGCAATCTCTCTGATTTTATTCCAGGCAGTTTTGACATATTTACAGTTAAAAATGTATTCGTTATCTCTGGGCAATCTGTTGATCAGATCCATAGCCTCTGGAGATAAATAAATAATACGATCCTGACCTGTAATTTTTTTAGTTTTGTGTTTGGATCTAACGATTTTATTTCCATGTAGATCTGACCATTTAGCATCTCTAAGCTCTCCAAATCTTGCTCCTGTTAAGTAAAGAGCATAGATCAGAGCTGTAGCAAATTTGTGATCCTCTCCTAATGAAAACAATGCCTTTTTAAATCTAACTGTCTGATCAGCATTAAAAAATCTGATCCTGTTTTCTGATGCATTTTTCTTAACAGAACTAGCTGGATTAAATTTAACCAAGCCAAGATCCATAGCTAATGCATAACAAGATTTGATGTGTTGTAAGCATTTGTTTGCAACTGACTCAGATCTTTCGGAGATCTTCATAAACTCCTGGTAAATGTCTATAGTTTCTAGATCTACCATTCTTTTCATGCCCAGGGTATTTCTAATATTGTTATCCCACATATAAAAGAAATGCCTGAGAGTTTCAGTTTTTTTTCTTTCCCTATCTTTGATAAAGATCTCATCAAAAAATGAGTTAAGAGTATGATCAGAGTTTCCCCTGGTACTTACTTTGCTGATCTCATCTTTAGCTCTCTCTCTTAAAACAGCCAGGCTAAGTTGATCTTTGTCAGATCCAACTTTAACTAGCCTGGGAGATTTGTTGCCATTAGGAATTTTGGCAAAGTAAGTTGTGTATGTTGGCTGTGAAGGATCATCTTTGATGTGTCTAGTGATCCAGCACAAGCCATTAAATTTTTTATCAGTAGTTCTAGTTCTCATATTTTCTCCAAAGTTTTTTTAATTCTTTTCCAAAGTGTTTTACCCTTCAAAGTTTGGCAATAGTATTGCTCATTCTCTGAATTGTTGAGATATTCTTTAAGACTCATATCACACCAATCCATCTTAGTATTGATTATAGTTTTCAATCTAAGATTTTTTTCATTTTTGCAAATAGGTCTAACCCCACCAACATTAGGAAGCATAATTAAAAAGATATATTGATCTTCCCTTTTCTTTATATCGAAATAACTAGCTCTGCCTTTCTCAGCTAAACTAAATATTGTTCTCATTGCATAACCTCTCTCATTTCCTGGATAAGATATTGTTTTGCAATTTTCCTGGCTCCAGGTGTACCAAGTTTCTGTGCAAATTTTTTTGTGCCAGGAGCAGATCTCATTGATCTGCTCCAGGTGTTTTTTTTAGATTTTTTTAAAGATCTTTTTTGTATGTCAAAAGCCATTACTTAACCTCCATGAAAGGATGATCTTTGCCTAAGATAAAAGACTCAACAAGTAGTATCTTGTCAAAGATCTTTTCTCTATGTGCCCAAATTTTTTGATCATGGTTATAAGTTTCATTCCACCATTCAGCGTATGTAAGCATAAGATCTAAATCTTGATTTACATAAGCTGAATTTATCCAAGCAGTTGCTAAGTTGTTTGACTTAACATAAGGAGATCCTAATAGGATCATCATAAGTTTTTGTAAAAGATCTTTTCTAAAAGATCTTTTTCTGTTTTCACTTCGTAAAGTTTGCCAATGTGACATTTTCTCTCCTGGATCCTTAGGATCCAATTTTGTTAAAAAAAAAGAGGATCCTTCGTGTTCACTATTTTGTTCACGAAAGATCCTCTCATCAAATGTAGTTATATATAACTCCATATAAGTATTATCGGCTATTTAGCTACATAGTACAACTACATTTAAAGAATAATTTAGATATTTTTTTCCTCCCCTGGGATGAGGAAGATAAGTAAAATATGGGGTTTTAAGGCACTTTTTAGGCTTTCTGAGAGCTGTTCACAACTTGTTCACAACTTATCATCCACTCTTTAAAACTATCGTATTTTTCTAAATCTGAGGATCTAAAAGTGATTTTTTTCTTAGATCCAAGATCTTTAGCTGAGATCCAAATGATTAGATCTAGAGGCTTACAATACAAAGCATAGAGATCTACCTGGTTTTTTTTATATTCTCTATCTTTAGTGTGAGATCCTTTTCTAATATCCCAACACCAACCAGAACGATAATGTCTGCCTGTATGCCTGGAAATATATTTTTTTTCTTTAGTGCAAGTTTTAACCTGGCATCTAATTACAAAATCCTCATACTCAAAAACTATATCTGTGTGTGAGGAATGAGGAATTAAAGCTACTAGATCTGAATGAATAGAGAGCCAAGCACAAACTGAATATTCTCCAGATTTGCCTATCCTTTCGGTAAGCCTTGGCATAATTTTTTAGAAATAATTTTTTAGATCTTTCCAATACTCTTTGAGTCTATCGTCTAGAGCTTTATTTGTGTAAGGAGCTACAGCTTTTAGTAGTGCCTTGCCAACTACAAGGATAAATATTATCCATAACAATACTTCCATGATTACCTCACATTTTGCAATCTATCTAGTTGATTGAGCAAATCATTCATAGCCTCTTTGTAAGTTTCATTTTGCTTTTGCTGATCTACTATTCCCTGGGGATCAGATTGTGTAATAGGTCTATTAACTCTTAAAGCATTAGGGAATTGATTTGCAACACCTCTTCTAAATCCTTCTGTTCTTCGCATGGCAGATCCTAAACCTTCTGCTCCAGCAGATACTAATCTTGGAGAAGATAATAAAGCCAGGGGTATTCCTGTAGGGCCAAGAGCTCCATAACCAGCTCCAAGTCCTAAGCCTGAAAAACCTAATCCAGCCAAACCTCTTGGGGCAAAAGTTTGAGAGGCCTGTCCAGCTAATGAATATTTTAAATTTGGATTTATTCTTTCAACTGCTTTTAGATTTTCTCCCATATCAACATTAGTTTTGTTTCTCATAGCTTGTTGCATTTTTTTCAAAACTTTAGCTTTGGCTCCAGGTACATTATTCATAAAATTCCTTTTGCCACCTAAAACAGCTTTAGTGTCATTTATAAGATTTTGTGTTTGTGCAAAATCTCTATTTACTTTTGCATAACCAGGAACTTTTTTTTCTATGAGTTCATTTATCTTTCTAGTCATGTGTACGACAGGAACATTGACATCATTTGTTGCTGGATTTCTTTGGTACAAAGAGTTAATTCTTCTCTTTAAAAGATCCATGCCTTTTGCAGTATTCATGCCCCTACCAGGCTTTCCAAATTCTTTAATGATTTTTCGGATCTCATCTATTTTGGCTGTTGCCTCTGGGCTAAGCTCAGTCATACCACGATAAGATTTATCAATAGCAAAATCGTCTAGTGCTTTTAATGGATCTTTCATATCCATTCCAATTTCGTCTAATTTTAAAGTTCCACTTTCATTGCCAACACCTTTTGCTGATGTGAAATCGTCTGATATTGCTTTTTGTTGTTTATTTAATGTTTCAATAGCCTCATCAACAACCTCGGTTTCATCAACCAAGCCCATTCTATTTTTTCTTAATCTTTTTTGTGACTCTCCACCTTTTCTCCCAGCCTCATAACTAAGTTGAGAAACTTCTGCTCCTGTACCTGTCATTTTTCCCAGAACTTCTGATGGAATGCTTTTAATAAATTCTTTTGCCTTAGATCCTGTTTGAGTATTATCTAGAGCAGTATTAAGTTTGCTCATGCCACTAACTGTTCCTGAAAATATTGGTGTAGCTGGATCTATTCCTATACCTGTTTTTTTAATTGTTTCTCCAACATCAGCAACTTTTTTAATTTTACTTGCCTGACCTGTTGCCTTAACACCAGCTCCAACACCTGTGGCCATCAAAGCAACATCTGAAACGATCCCAACAGGATCTTCTTTTAAAGTTTTTAAAACATTATCAATTCCACCATAACGATCTGCATAATAAGATCCAACAGCCCTGGCTAATTCTTCGTTGCCTTGTTCTCCTGGAATAGCTAATTGAATTAATCCAGCTCCTAATTGTCCAATGGTAGTGACAGTATCTATGGGAGAAAAAAATGGAGCTGTTATGTCTTTAACAAATTGAACTCCTGACTGTGGAATATTTCCTACTAGCTCTCCAGCATAATTATCTCCAATAGTTGCTTTGACTGTTGATTTAAAAGTTTCATTTGCTTTTTCAAAAGTACTTCTATTATCTTTTTTCTCTTGTTCCTCGGTTTCAAGATCTAATGATTTTAAATATTCTAAAGATGAGCTCATTTTTAATTTCTATTTTCTCTTCGTTCTTCTGCTATTTTTTCTCTTTCAAGTTTGTCTAAGTAAGCCTCTAAAGTTTTTAATTTATTTACAGCATCACTATCAAAACTTCCATCTTCATTCATCAAACTTTCGCTATAAGCCTTGAGAGTTTCTCTATCTTCTACCCAAGATTTAAAGTCCTCAGGAATACCAGAAACCATTGCAGTTATTTCATAAACATCTGGAGCATTACTTACATAGCCTTGTAATGTGCCATTCTCTGCAAAGTAATTACTCATGCTTTGCTTGTTGTCATAAACCATCATAGTAGCATCTAGCAATCTTTGTACCCTGGCATAGTTTTCCTCTTCGGTTAATTTAGAGTTAAATGCGGCCGCTACTAATCTATCCCCTTCTCTCTCTGTGAATTGAGCTCCTAGTTTTTCTCTTAAACTTTGGAAAACAATATCTCTAATATCTGACTTAAAGTTTGCGGCCTCTGGGAATATTCCAGCCTGGAGCCATTCAAATTCATCTAACAAAGACACATCTAAACCTGAAACATTTGCTCCAGATTGCAATGTGTTCATAGCAGTTCTGACATTAATAATATTGTTGTAAGCAGTTGCTCTATCAGTTGTTTGCCATTTTAGATCATCTTTAGCAAATTGCTCATCTTGTTTTTTTCTAGCATTAATTTTGCTTTCTTTAAGTCCTAGCTCAAAATCATATTCATCTCCACCAATTCCAACCATAAAAGCTGTTCTGCTGTTTTGTAATTGTCTTATGAGATCTGGATCTTGTTGGCTTTCAGGTTTAGCTAACTCTTTTTGTATTTGTATTTCTATATCGTTAAGACGATTTACATTTCTCATTAGAGCTGTATTTTTATCTTTAAACTGTTCTACTTGCATTTCATTCCATGCATCTCTACCTAAGAGATCCATTTGATCTTTGACATCTTGTGGAGCATTTGCATAGGCTTTATCAAATCTTTCCTGAGCTTGTCTAGTGACTCTTAATTGATCTTCTCTAATTTTTCTTTGCTGTATTTCATTAGGAGATAAAGGTTTTCCACCCTCTCTCATGTATTCTGCCAGATTAAATAGCATATTTGATAATGCAAAATTTCTCTGATCCTTTCTATCTTGATCATATTTTGCTAATGCCTCTGGATTTTCTATTGCCATTTTTTCTAATTCTTCTTGTGTTTTAACTCCACCCCTCATTCCTGTTGCTAAGAAATTTCCAAATTTTGAATAGTTAGGAACTTCTGGAGCTGTTATTTCTTTTAAATAATCTAAAGAAGATCCACTCTGATTGTTGTTTAATGCATTATTAGTATTTGCGTTTAAAAAAGGAGTAGGATCTAAAAAGTTTCCTGTAGCAACAGCCTCGCCAATATTTGTAGCAGTTTGATCTCCAAATGGATCAAATGCATTTAATGATGTATTCAAACTATTCATGCTTGGCATTTGATTTAGGTTATTAAAATTTAAGCCACTATTTACATCTAAGCTGTTATTTAAATTGCTTAAAGATCCTAGTTTTGGTACTTCGACAACAGGATTTGTATCTAAACCTAATCTTCTTTTTTCTAATTCCATTGCCTGGAGCAATGGATTATTAAAATTAAAGTTATTTATCATTGTGCCAAGACCTCATAATTTACTGAATAATAACCATCATCATCTAATTTAACAGCTCCAGGAATATGCATAACTTCTTGTGCCATGACTCCTATTGTTCTTGGATTGTCTAAATGTATTCCCATAGCTTTAGCTAAATTATTCCATGTCCAGGAATAAATATTTATGCCTTTGAAAGATCCAAGTTTTTTGATATTAGTTTTTAATCTTTTATCTGATTTACCACCTAGGAAGGCTGATCCCATTGTGACTCCAGCTCCTAGAACATCTCCTAAACCTGTTTTCTTTCTTTCTGTTGTAGTAGTAGCTCCCATAAATGGAACACCAGATACAGCAGAAGTAAATAATCCAAGATTTCTTGCTCCATAATCTCTTTGTTCTACAAATTGTCTATATGCCTCGTTTAACTTAGCTTGATCATATTCATTTTGTAATAACCCTTGCTGAGTTAAACCAGCCATGCCTTTTTCCTGGGCTCCTAAAATATCATTGTAAATGCTTTGCATTCTTTGAGCTCTAGCATCATCCAGGGCTCCTTGTTTAATATTTCTTTCGTTTTCTAATTGTGCCTGACCATATTGCAGATCTGCTAATTTAGATAAGTAATCTTGTTGCATTTCTTGATTTTGCATTCCAGCTTGTTGCAATGCTGATTGATTTGCTAGGGCTAATTCTTTATCAATCCCCATGTCCATACCTGTAGCTTTAAGCTGTCTATCTCTATCGAGATTTGCAAATTTCATAGCATTTAAGAAATTTTGTTGATTTTGTTTTGCTACAAAATCTGCTTTTGCTTGATCAAAATTTTTGTTTGTTTCTGTTTCCATTAATGCTCCCCTGGATCCACCAAAAGCTCCTCTGCCAATTTGTTGATCTTGATCTTTTTGTAATTGCATCAATCTTTGATCATCTAACTGTCTTAGCCCAATGTTAGTAGTAGCATCTGTAAAATTATTCATGTAGTTCTGAAAACCTGGCAATACTGATTGATTGCCTGTTTGCCTTACATCAGATCTCATATTTTGAGCTCCAGCAAAATTGTCAGCTTGTCCTACATTAGCTATGTAGCCTGTTGGATCTATTTGATTATCCATTCCAGCTAAATTCATTAAGTTAGCTGTAGGATCAAATCTATTTGCCATATTAGACATGCCAACAGCAGTATTCATAGCTCCTATTTGCAAAGGATTACGATCTGCAAACATTTCTCCTGTATATGGCTGATAAGGTTTATTAACCTCAGATCTAGCCATGTTATAAAGATCTTTATAGGCTCGTTCCTGGTACTCAGGAACAGTTGTTTTAGCTGTTTGTGTTTTTGCTCCTTTACTCATTTTATATCCTTCCTAATTACATATTCTGGTTTCCAACCTAGATGTTTTATTTTTCTTGCCCATCCTGGTCTGCCTCCACCATAAAGAGCAGAACAGCCCATTCTTTTAGCAAAAATTTCTACATGATTTGTTATAGCCTCAAGTTCTTCATAATCCCCACCACAAAATAACAAATTGCATATTTTTTTTTGTGGGAAATCGACAAACTCTGTGATCATTGCAGATCTTGTTCCTGGCCATAACAGGAATGATCCATCTCCTATTTTATCAGCTACATCATCTATAGTGTAGAGGTCTTGTACTGCTACAGCTTTTTCTATAAAAGGTTTTGCATGTTCCCATTGCTCTTGCCATTCATACAACTTGAGTCGTGGAGATTGTTCCAGCATCACTTACCTCTAATTTATATTTTGTACCATTTGGAGAAACAAGCACAATTTCTGTGCTGTCATTTGAATTTGCCTCTATTCTGGATCCTTTTTCCAGGATCAAAGTTGTGCTTTGTTCCAGATCACTTACCAACCTATTCATATATTGCTCGTCATATTCTTTTGTTGGTTTAGGAAAAGTTTTTCTGCTCATCTTTTACCTCTAGCTTGAACATCTAAACGAATATTTCCTACTTGGAAATCTTGAACTTTATCTCCTGTGACTTCCAAAGATATTTGCCTGGCAGTAAATCTGCAATCTTGATAACCATCAGAGTCAAAAGTAAAAGATCCAAAATCTTCTTCTTGTCCTAAAGGTGTTTTTTTACCTTTAAAAGATAAAGTCACTCCTGGAAGTGTTGTTGCATCACTATCTGGAATTATTTGATTAGCTTGTACCAGACGATCTCCCTGGGCAATTTCTATTGGCCCTGTTCTTGCAAAAGGTACAGCAGATCCAATATCTGCTGAGGCTTGTAAAGTACCTTTTTCATGTTCATAAACAGATCCATCTGATGCACATGCCATTGGATAATTCATTACTCCTTGATCCATCCATACTGAACGATCTAGAGATCCTGTTGCCCAAACATTATCAATGTAATTCCATATCACATATTTGTTAGGTGTTTGTGCACTTTCTCCTGATGGAAAAAACCACCAGATCTCTGTGAATAATTGATTATGTCCTCCACATGATGCCTGGCGATAATCATATCTAATGTTTTCAAAAACAAAATCGTGAACATCAGATTTAATTTTTTGTACTCTGCCATCATACAAATAGAAACTGTTATCTCCCATCCAGGATATAAAATTACCTGTTGTGGCAACAGTTTTCATATTAGATGTTCGACAGTTAGATCCAGCCTCCTGGATCCCATAAATAAATGGAGATCCAGCATAATAAACTTTTTGGATCCCAACATCTGTAAAAACAATAACATCAGCTCCAAATTTTACTCCACCCTGGATAGATCCTCCTGAGCTAACAATAAGATCTCCAGCAGTATTTGTGGCTGATGCTGTCCAAACATTATCAGTTTCTCTTGAGCTCCAGGCTATTTTTCTTGGATTACCTTGAACACCAAAAGCGAATATGTGTCTTTCATTAGTCACTAATATTCCCATAACCCCTATAGGAGAATTTGCTAGTTGGATGCCCTGGCTGTCAGGAGTATAAGATCCATCACTTAAACTGTCAGGCCTCCATTTGTAAATCTTGCCATCTGATCCACAACAAAAAATTAAATTTTCTCCGAAGTTATCAAAGGAAAAAGGTTTTGTATCAAAAGCCAATCCTGATTGAGATCTGGCATCTCCATAATCTTCAACATTATAGTTGTAAGCTCCATATCCTAATGGAGAGGTTTGTGCATCTCCAACAAATCCTGTTGGGGTAATGTCATACCAATTATCTCTAAAATTAACATAGACTTTCTCTCTAGTGCCTATAGCTAAAACTCTATCGTCAGCATTAGTATAGTAAGCATACATGCCGATAGGAGTACCAACTAATTTAGTTTGTTTTGCACTTTGCCATCCACCTATGTTTGTTAAAAAACCATTTTCAAATCTGCAAAGATCTGACTCAACCCAGCTATTCTTATTAGAATATTCTGTGCCATTTGTTTTAACTCCAGGAGGAGGTGTTATTGGTAGTAATGCCATTTTAAATTCTTTCCATTTTTTTGTAGCTTTCTAGTAATTCATACCACTTAGGTTTTAGATCTTCCCATACAGGAAAATCTTTTATATTTAATTCTTTTCTAACATCCTCAAAAGGCTTATCTAAATATTTTCTCCAATCAATAGTCATAAACCATTGTGATTTTTTTCCATTTACATAAGCCTCTTTTATTAATCTAATTACACTTATAAAAGGCATATATTTTATTTTAAATAACAAGCTACCTTTAATAGCTTTTTTCCCAAAAGAATTTTTAAAAGCCATAAAAACACTTGCCAGGAGTATGTAAAAAAAACTGTATCTAAAACCTTTGGCAATAGTAAAAGCTAAAACAGAAACTTCTGCTAAAGGTGTTGAGTCTAATTTGTTAATGCAATGAATAATGTCATGCTCGTTCAATGTACCTTTCATGTAAGCCACATCTTTTTTATGTTTTGTTTTAGAAATGTTTAAATTTTTTTTAAACAGATCTTCTTTGTTTTCTTTCCAAAACTTTTTCAATTCACTCCCAAAAGTTCCTTTTTTATATCTGCCTTTTAAAACTTCTGCTCTGAGATCTCCCTGGTTATAAAATGTTTTAGAGTAAGGATGGCTTTTAAATTTTTTCTTTAACTTTATATCGCAATCTCTATCGAGCTCATCCACCATCTGCATAATCAAATTTAGATCTGCATTAATATGGCTTTTGCCTGAGGCATAAGCTCTTAAAAATTTTATACCTTTTATGATCTGCATAGCATCACAACACGACAAACTTTGTCGCTTACATTTTTTACAAAACATTTTTGACTAGATAATTTTTTACAATCATATTGATCAAAATTATATTTAAACTCTTCTCCTATAACATCAGGAGAGGGAACTGTGACTTCACATTTATTACCAACTAATAAAAAATTAATATTTCCCATCTTGGGAGTTTCTATTGTTTCATCTGGATCTAAATCAACATTGTAAAATTTATAGCCATAGTTATTCTGCAAACAGCAAATAATAATCGTATCATCTTCGATAGCTTTCATACTTGCCTTGTTAGTTGATAGCTCATAATCTGCTGATCTTTCTCTCCAGGCTTTCACATAACCCCCATAATCTATATCAAAACCATAAGAATTATCTGTGACAATTTCTGTGGAATGAGTATCTTCTGGATTTTTTCTATTAAGCTCAATAATTTTATCTACATCTCTTTGAGAGATATTATCGCTTTCATCAAATTCATAACGAACACTTACTTTGCCACCCATAAATAAATAATTAGTTAAAGATTTATTTATTTTGTAATCATCAAGATATTGTATTTTGTCAAAGTTGGGCTGTTCTTCTATTTCAGTTCTTGAGATCTCTGCTCCAATATTTCCTTTAACAACAGATATTTGAAATTCATTTTCAATATTTACATTTTTTATGCCTTCAAAAGTGTATCTAATCATTTTTACATCTCCTCAACATTTTCTATTGGTAAATTTAAATTTGGAGTTAAAGAAACTTCCTCGCTTAATCCATTTTCTTTTGCTAACTCTTCTTCCCAAGTATCAGGATATTTTTCTTTGAGCTCTGCAATATGTATTTCTTCTAAAAATTTATTTATTTGAGATTGTGCATCTGCATCATCTATAAATTTAAATTCAAAAGTTGCAGAGTCTTTTTGATAAAAAACCCATTCAACTCCATCTATAGTTTTTTTTGTATATTCATGCATATCAAGTAATTGTAAATGTTGCTCCTGTTATGGAAATATTTGTGTTAGTTCCAGCTCCAATAAAATCTGTTGAGCCACCTTGATCTAAACCAAAATAAGCAGATGTGTATAAAGTTCCTCCAAAGTTATAAACAAAAGAATTGAAATAGCTAAAATGACTAGCTCTAGTCCAAGTCCAACTATAGTTTGTTCCACCATAAGAAAAACTTAAATTAATGCTAGTCCAAGATGTTGGAGCAGTCATTGATCCTGATGCGATTGGAGTTAAATAATTATAAGGCCCATTGCCTATTTCATAAATATTAAAATAGGTATTTCTTGATTGACTAACATTGCTTAAATTTGTTTCTGTGTAATGATTAAATTTTAAAGAGTCATAACTTGTGCCAGTACCTAAAGATCCTATAAAATTTTTATCTGAGGCTGAAACAGATGTTGCTGTTGAGCTATAAGTTCCCAAAAAATGATTTACTGCGTACATCCCTGTATTGCTTGATTGTATGCTATTCCAATTATTTACACCTAAATGGTATCTATAACCTGTAGCAGTAAAAGTAGTATTACCCTTATAGTCAGTTGATGTAGTTCCTATTGTTTCTCTCGATAATGTCAAATTGCAATTAATAGTAGCTATGCTAGATGAAGCTCCATAATATTCTGAAAAAGATGCTTGAGCCCCAGAAGATTTGTTAATCATTGTTCTGATGTCTGCATCATTAATTGATGCTTGAGTACCAGAAGTTCCTCCAGCCTCTATATGGATGTCATTTAAAGAGATAGCTCCTGAGCTTTGTAAAGCCATTATTTACCCTCTAATTCTTTTACTCTACCTGATAAGTCTTTAACTGCCTCGATCAATACTGCTGTCAATCTGCTGTAATCGACAGACTTTGTGCCCATTTCATCATCAGCAGTTAATACTACTTCTGGTAATATTTTTTCTACTTCCTGAGCAATGACACCTATATTTTTTTTCTCATCTCTAGTGTAAGTGACACCTCTTAATTGCTCCACTTTAGATAAACCATTTTCTATAGTTTCAATATTATCTTTTAATCTTTCGTCTGAAAAAGCTGTGACATTATTATTAAAAGTGGCCGCCCCAGCCTCAGACATATCAAGAGTAAGAGCAGTAATTCCAGTATTATTGTCTGTGCCTGTAAAAATAATATCTTTATCATTTACATGACTTCTTATAACAAAATTACTACTGCTATTTTCTATATATCCGATTGTGGTACCACCATCATTAAAATTCCAAAATCCACCATCAGCATCTAAATTAATTTGCCCAGCAACATCTAGAGTTAGATCTCCAGAAGATAAATCTATTTCTGTGCCATCAATAGTAATATCGTCTATAGCTACACCTGAGTCGGCTGTGAGTAAGCCTGTCATTGATCCACCAGCTTTTGGCAAGGCCGCATTTGCAGTAGTGTTAGCAGTTGTGGCCAATGTGTTTGCATTTGTGGCCGCAGTAGTTGTTGAAGTTAAAACAGCATCTCTTGAGGCAATATCAACACCATCAACTGTGCCTGAAACAGTAATATTGCCTGTGACATCAACATTTCCTGTAATTGCAACTGATCCATTATCATTAAAGGATGCAATGGATCCTGAGTTATCTGCTTTTCTTACATCAAAAATATTAGCCAGGACATTTAAAGATCCTGTTCCAGCATCTTTAATTACAGAATTAGATCCATCATGGTAAATTTCCAGATCATCTCCTGTGCCAAATATTGCTTTTTTGTTATCGTCAAAGTTTGCTGAATTAAATCTTACATTTACCTCTGTTCCTGTTGCAGAAAATATCGCATCAATAGGATCAATAACCTGGGTATTTATTTTTTGGCCCCAGGTATCTGTTGATGCTCCCACCTCAGGTTTGGTTAAATTAAGATTGGTACTAAATGAATCGGCCATGATTTTTTCCTCGTAAAATTATTGTGCTTGTTTTTGTTCAGTCCAGGAAGTGTTGGGTACTGATTGATTTGTCCATTTTAACCCACCATCAGGAGATACTCCACTAGATCCATTAACTTGTGCAAGACCAAAATACCTTCTAACACCTTCTGAAAAAAGATTACTTTCTGCTTGTGTTTGAGATCCACCAACTAATAAAAAAGTGCTTTCAACACCAGCAAAGTCACTCACACTTGCAAATCCTCCTTTATTGCTATTTTCCAATGAAAAATAATAAAGATCTGGAGTAGAGCTAGATGGAGTAAAACTTAATTTTCTGTTAGATCCAACTGTGCCTGTAGTTGTTATTCCTGTTTCGTAAATTGTTGAGTCTGAAACAAAAGTTGTCGCTGTGTTTGTCTGCGAAGTTCCATCAATTTCAAAAGCCTCCCAATGTCCACCAACACCATTTGCTGTTTCTTTAGAAGTATCTCCTGAAAATTGATAGGCTGGATAGCCATTTACAGTAAGAACACTTTGTCCATTAACTAAAACAGATCCTATAGTTGCTGTGACTAAATCATCTTCGATTGGAGAAGTTTGATAATAAACATAAGCCCAGGCTGAGCCTGTGTAAGTTGGAGCTCCTCCTTGTGTATCAGGAGTATATCTGTAGATCGTTCTTTTTTGATTTGTAGCAGATCCTCCAGGAGTAGTTCCATTGTATGCCCCAGAAACTTGTAAATAAGTATTTGAGTTGCTGTCAGTTCTAACTGAAACATGAGTTGTGCTTGTGTTGTGATGGCCATCTGGAGCTTGTGACAATGCTAAAGTGTTTCCAACATTGCTTGAGTCTGATTGATTTACTTCATTCAAAACATTTCTTCTAAAAACCATGTAATTGTCAGTTTGATTTACTCTAAATGCGTTATTGTGAATATCAACATTGTTTATGTTTTGAGAATGCTGAGGATTTAAAGTTGTGACATTACTTTTTGGCAAACAAGAAACAACAGCTCCCAGGTCTATTTGTGTTCCAGCAGATACAGTTTGAGAAACCCCAATAGGATTAACTTGCCCTAGATCAATTTGTGTTCCAACATTGGCTGAGCTGGATGTTTCTGTTAAGGAGGTTTGACCTAGATCTATTTGTGTTCCTATTTGTTGAGATCCAGATGAGGCATTAATAACAGCCTCTCCCTGGTCTATTTGATTACCAACTGATGTAATTCCAGAATTTACCTGGACAAATGTTTCTGCTTGATCTACTTGTGTTCCATGAGATAGAGATCCTGAATTTTCCAGGAGCTCTAATGGAATACCTAATTTTATTCTCCTCATTTCTGCTATCAGCGAGGAAACTCCATTAGATGTAGCTGTGGGCTGTACTTTTATATTTATAGATCCTGAGAGCCCTGATTGTGCATTTATTGTTTCATTTTGTAGGTTAAATTGAACAGAAGGCGAAACACTACTTCCACTAGATGCAGAAATAGTGCAACTCGCCACTTCATATTGTGGAGTTCCATAATGGGATTTACCCCAATGGAAATCTCCATATCCTACTGAGCTCATTTAAGCTCCTTATGTAAGAGTTATATCAATCGCTGATGCATTAAATCTGAATACATCTCCAGCCGAAACTGATTTAGATGTAGTCAAAGTTCCATAGGCCAACATGTTCCCTCCTGTAGATGCATCAAAAATAGCCATTGCAACTACAGTTCCGAAACCTGATCCAGTTGCAGTACTGTATTCAACAGCAGATGTGTTTGATGTAGTTCCACCAGAAGTTGTAAAAGTTATTGTTTGCCTTGCATAAGCAGTTCCAGAAGTTGAAACTTCTGTGCCTGATCCAGCAGTATCAGTAGGGGCCGCTGTGAACAGAGCCACATATAAAGTTGAAGGAGCTGTATAAGAAGTTCCTCCAAAAACATGATCTAGAACTTTTGTTTCTAAATAATCCGAAAATCCAGCCATTTTGTACCTCCTTGGTAATTAAGACTTGTAATAATATTGTGGTTTAGTTTTGCCTCCATAAGTTCTCTTTCTTACTAAGAGAGATCCCTTACCAAAGGCTCCTTGTTGTTGTTGGATCCTTAATTCTTCTAATGCTTTTTCAAATTGCCCAGCGAAAAATTGGATCCTTTCATCCTCCATTAAATAAACAGAGGCATGTTTGAGAGCTCCATAAAGATAAACATCTGGAGCTGTCCTGGACAAAAAGTTTTCTGATACTGTTGAGCTTAAAGCTGGGATCTCAGCATAGTAAGTCATTTGGATTGTATAACTCTGATCTGGAGTAGGACATACCTCAAGGGTATCTCCATCAATCGCAAAATACTTAGGCTGACCTGATGTGTTTTGAATACTGTTTCTATATAGATCTAAACTTTCTAAAGATTTTTGAAACAATGGAACAGGATCTCCTGTTTGCAGATCCACATTTATTGCTCCCAACCAATCTCCAGGCAGTTGCGAATATTGATTATCCAAAACTGCTGTAGATCTTTTGATCATATCTTTGTGTCTTAATTTTCTGTTAATTTCAGACTCAGTTTGATCAATAAAACTATCAATCACACTTCCTAGATCTGATCTGTTTAGATAGTCAGCTATTCTTGTTTTTAATTCATCATAAGTCATTAGATCTTCCCAGGCCAGGTACGAAATGGTTTATTCTCTGGAGCATTCAACCATTTCTTCCAGGCATCTTTGTCATTTGCCCATCCTTCTAAAACTGCCTTCTCATAAATAACCAGGGGAACTTCTGCAACATGCCTAAGATCTTTTCCAGGAGCAAAATTATTTGTATCTCCTAGATGCTTGGCAAATTCTAAAGTCTTGGTTATGTCCTGAGTTGAAATAGTTTTTCCAGCATCATCTTCACTAACCAAAGAGGTAGTTAAATTATGCTTGTGGGCTATAACAGTTGTCACTTTGCTCATACTTGATCTCAAAATGGGGAGAGGCTAAGCCCCTCCCCTAAATTGATTATGAAGTAGTTAAATCAGCAACTATTCCATGAGCTTGTTCTGAGCTCACTTCTAGTCCATGTTCAGCTACTATCATTTTTGTTTCAGCATCCCCAATAGTTGAAATATCTATTGTTTGGAAAGTTCTCAAAAATGCATGTTTCAAGTATTCAGGATCTATTAATAGTAAAGATCTATCTCTTGATCTGTTAGATGGAACAATTTGCAAAGTTCCAAAGTCAGATGCATACAAACTTATAGATGCAGATACAGTATCGCTGTCTATATTTTGTCTAGTGTTAGATCTACCTGTAAATCCAGAGATCACTTGTTTGTTATGTGGGCCAGCTATTGCCATGTTTGGCTCAGCCCCATTAGTGAACATAGATTGGAGTACACCTTTTAACAAAGTTTCAGTTAATGCTCTTTGGTTTCCAGAACTAGCATCTGTGGCCGCGGCCGAGGCAGATCCATTAGCTCCACCTGTACCTCTAGACACATTGCTTGAAAGCCATGCCTCAAAAGATCTAGTAGCTCTGGCCGTTGTCGCATTACCAGAATTTTTAGCCTGGTTTTGACAAATAGCAGTTTCCATATTTCTTTTTAGAGCTTTGGAAAGTAAAGCCATTTGATGTGCCATTTCAGATCTTTTACCAGCCACATCCATAGAGTTCTGTGAATTAGTGACTGTCACATTTACTGAATTGATTTGACATACATTAGATTGACGAACAACAGGAGTTGCGGCCGCTCTAGAGATCTCAAATCCCTCTAATTCTCCTGTAGCAGATATGCTAGGGAGATTTTCTGTGCTCCAATCAAAAGTGACATTGGACACATTTTTTGTACCTATTGCAGACATAAATGGAGTAGCAGTTGGATCTAAGTTAAAGATAGTATTAGCCAAAGCCTCTCTATTTGTAGTCGCTGAATAAGTGTCATAAGCATTCGTAATTTTTGCCATGATTTTATCCTCTTAAAAAAAGTTTAAATTAATTGTTCAAAAACTTTTGTAGCATCAGAAACTTTGCCTGATTGCCTTAGTTTTTGTTGAGCTTTTTTAAGATTGATATTACCTTTTGGCTTTGTAGCTGTGCCTGGTTTTGCAACTCTTCTTGATGCTGACTCTTTAGGTTTTTTAGCTACAGCTTTTTTAGTTTTGCTGTGTTGCCAGGCATCCCTTAGTAAAACTACAAGTCTGCCATCATAAACCTGGGAGAGTTCCTCATTTGTAAAGCCAAGAGATCTAGCATACTCAGAGATCTCATTAACCTCTTTTTCTGCGATTTTATCGTCTTTCCACTCAGGGATCTTATCTGCAATTATTACTTTAGCCTCATTTTTTTGCTGTTCGATAAGATCTAATTCAGCCTGGAGGGCCTCATTCTTAGTTCTTTCGAGCTCAGCATCTATAAAGTTCAAAGTAGTTCCTTGCTGTTCCCACTTTTGTTTCTGCCTTAAATACTCTTGAGGATCTTCATCAATAAGTTGTGCCCAATCTGGCTCAGCTTTCATGTTGTTTTTCAACATTAATTGCATTTTGGGTAATAACTCTTTGTATAAAGCTCTTTCCTCAGACATTTCCATTTCTTTCTTAGAAACTTCTTGAGTTTTTAATTCAAGATCTTTTCTTTGATTAGAAACTTCTTGTGTCTTTCTCGTGTAATCTTTCTGCCGACTATATCCACTTTTTAATTCATCCAGGCTGACTTCAATTTCTTCCCCATCAACTTTGATGGTTATAAGTTCCTGTTCATCATCAGTTTCAATATCATCTTCTTCTGATTGATCTTCGTCAAATTCTGTTTCTTCTTCGGTTTCCTGGAGATCCTGTTCTGGATCTAGATCCTCAGCTTCAACTTCTTCAACTTGATTTTCTGCTATTTCTTCCTCAGGGGTTTCAACTTGTTCCTTTTCATTATCAGGAGTTAAAAGTTCCTCGAAGGATTGAACTGCATCTTGCATTTCAGTTTGAGATCCAATCGTTTCATTTTCGTTATTGGACATATTCATACCTCAATAGTTTGTATTTTAACCTTTCTAACTTTTAATCTAAAGCTATCCAGGTTAAAAAAATTATATTTTGAAAACACCACTCATTTTTTCAATTTGTTGAGTAGTAATTTTCCCATTGTTGATGATGATCCTGAGGTGTCTTTCAACCTCTGGTAAGATTTGTATTGCCTTATAGATACTCTCTCTGAGAGCTACATCCTCTGGCGAAGTCTGTTCCCATGTTTCTATTAATTCATTTTTATAATTAATAAAAGTTTTTTTAAAAACATCAGATTTTAAAATGTTTTCTGCCTCTAAGCCTTCTCTGATTTCAGTTTCTTTATCCATTTAACACCTGATCTAATTTTTCTTCTAATTTATCAAATCTCTTAATTAACATATCCATATCTCTTTCATTATCTGATTTTGAAACATAATGCATAGCAATTTCTTCTCTAGTTCTGTTAATTAAAATATTTATTCTTTGGATCTCATTTGCATTAGATCTAATCGCATAGATCAAAGGAGCATAAACCAAACTCAAAATAGCATTCCAGATTATGATTGGATTTATTTCCATTAGTAGCTCCAGATTGTTGGTCTAGGTTTATCTTCTACATTCCAATCCAAGTGTATAAACCTGGAATTGTTATAACCTTTTTGGGCAACTCCAATACCTGTGAAGCCATGCTGTAATGCCAGGCTAAGTAATCTGTATGCCTCAGATCTATTTATTAAAATATCTACTGCTTTGCCCTGGCAATGTGCTCCAGGAACTTTTTTTGATTTTTCGTTGGGATGATCTTCACATCTATAAGCAGAAGTAATAATCATTGGAGATCCAAAATCAGATCTAAGATCTTGTAATTTTTTTAGAAAAGCATGATCCATTTCTTCTTCTCCACAATGCGAACATGCCAACTCTTCCGAGGAAAAGTTAGGAGCTGGCCATTTGCTGTCAGATTGCCAACTCATCATTAGCCTCTAATTCAGAAATATATTTGCCAACAACTTTTAGATCTGCATTCATTGTCCTGGCTTTTTCTTGTGCCTCTTTGTGAGATCTAGCCTGGATAATTGGCCCACTATGGATCTCTTCAAGTCCATCAGACTTAATAACTTTTATTTCAGTAATAAACATCATGGTTTATAAGCATCCTTAGTATTTTCTTCTCTCATGTTGTTCCTGGCAACTCCTTTAGCCTTTTCATAACTTCTCATAGATCCTAAACCTAACAAGCTAAGAGTAAGAGTCATTAAACCTTCGGTATTTATAGTTGGAGGCTGTATATCTACTCCAAATACAACAACACCCCAATTTAATAATGGAGCCAGGAAAAAACTCCAAAAAAGCCCCAGGGCACAAATCCACATGATTGCAGGCCTGGCCCCAGCTACAAAAATGGATCCATGTTTTGCCTGGGCTAAATTAACTTCGTTTTGTTGTTTAGATAACTCAAACATTTGAGTTTTGATTGCATGTTCAAGTTCCATTTTTTTTGTTTTATCTGGAACTAATTTATCTATGATCCCTGTTATGGGCTGTAAAAATTTATCAATCACTTTCCTTACCTTCTAAAATATTTCTAAGTTTCATTGCTTTTTCGTGAGCTGAGTCCACATGAAGATCTGCATCAACTATTTTTTCTAATTTTAAACTTTCTATTTTTGTATTACTAACATATCTCCAGGTGTAGCCCCTGGGAGAATAAACTCCAAAAGTTGTCACTTGCCAACCTATCTTAACGATCATTGCCTGTTCCCCTTCCAGGAGAACTTTTTGTCCTTCCTGGAATTGAGAATTAAGTTTGAACTTTAATCCTTTGATTAAAGAAACAGAATAATCTTTCAGCATAAGTCCACCTAGGACACTAAAAAGAAAAATAGATAACTCAAGATAGTGATCCTCGAAAGACATAACTACCTATTTCTTTTTATTTTTCTTTTTATTTTTTTTGGGAGGCCTTCCTACCTTGCTCCCATAAGTTCCTTTTCCTCTTGGCATTTTATTTCCTCTTCTTTGGTTTTTTAGCAGTTTTGGCCGCTTGTTTAAATTGTTTGGCTGTTGGGGCCCCTTTAGATCCTGGCTTTCTCATTTTTTCTTTAGATCCAGCTTTGATCCTTTTTCGTTTTGCATGGATATTCGCATACAATCCTCTTTTACCTGGCATAGTTTCCTCCTACCATTTCGATCTGTTAGCCCAATAGGCCGCAGACATTTTACCTTTTGCGATATTTTTCCTATGCCTAGCTTTGAAAGACTTAGCTCTCTTAGTCATAGTTCTATCGCCCCTTACTCCTTGCTGTCCAAACCTAATCGTTTTGATCTTATCGCCTTCTTTAGCGACAACAACATGAGATTTAGTTGGATGGCTTGGTGTTCTTTTTGGTTTATTAAAGCCAGATACTCCAGCTCTTTTCAATCTTGGATCTTTTTTAGTTGCCATTAATGTACCCACTCCTCTGATAAACAGTAAATCTCTGGATCATCTCCTGGAAAAGCAGATCCAAAGACAGATTTTAAAATTAACTCTGCCTCGTCTAGCGAGTCAGCTTTTATGTCTGTGCCAATATAGGCATAGTCCTGGACAAATGCCTCCAAGTGAAAGATCTTAGATTTAGATCTCTGTTCTTCCAGGAAGAGTTCCATCAATGGATCCATTTTTATTCCTTTGCCTAATTTCTTCTTTATCTCTTTCTAAATATGCATTTACTTCATTCATTTGTAATTCAGTTCCATATTTAGCATTTAATTCCATAACTTTTAACAGAGCATCTGTGTTGGCTTGATCTCTTTTGAAATCATCATCCATCATCATTTTTAATCTGTCATTTTCAGCATCCAGGATGGCCTTATTTGCTTGGGCTTTTGCCTTTTCAGACTCAGCCATTGCTAGTAATTCTTCTCCACTTGGTTTCTCCTGGCTAGGATCTTGTGGAGGAACAACGACCTCTGTATTAATAAATTCATTAACATCTTTAAACCCAGCTAGTTCTATCAATTTGGCTAGTGTGTTTGAGAATTGTTGTGGAGTCACAAGGGGATTGTTGCCTCCCATTTGTTGAAATGCCTCTTTTTGAATTTGCACTAGCTGAGTTAAAAACTGACCTTTTTCCTCATCAGAGGTTTTGGAGATTGCAACTGAGATCTCTACATCTTTATCTGCATCCCAATATCTTGGATCTACAGGAATAAAATCATTGTTTAATCTAAACATCTCTTCCTGGTTTTGATGCCTAACAACCAGGTTATAAATAATTTTAAACAATGGTTTCATGCCTGTTTCAGCAAAATGCCTACAGATTAATTCTGTTCTGCCCTGGGAGGCTGACATTGTGGCCGCAACTGCTGTTTTAGTTGAGCTTTGTAATGCATCTGCATTTAATCCAGCAGAGGCTTTTGATGTGCCTGTACGATCTTCTTTAACACTATCCAGGTAATTTAAAACAGGGAAAGCATCTTTGCCTACAAAGGGAACACTCAAAGGCTGTACTGCCCCTGGAGTCCTGACTCTGATTGGCTGTCCAATATCTGTATTTAAAACATCATCAATATTTACTTGCCCCTCAGTAATTACCATCCTGGGAAAAATAGAATGCCCCAGGCTATCTAGGGTATCTCTCATAATTTGTGATTTTGCACTTTGGATCCCTTTTAAATAATCAGCCATACATTGTCCAACGACAGTATGAGGCTCTGGATCTGATTGAAACATTGCGATTGGTAAAACATCACATGGCTCAACATTTATGATCCTACAACCATTTCCGATAGTACAAACTTTAATTCTTTCAGCTATACCATCATCATCAAGATCATACAAAACATAATGCTCAACATATAAAACATTTTGCATATCATCATCAGGTCTATCTGTGCTATCTGGCTCTGCAAATGGATTTCTAGCAACTGTTTCATTGTAAGTTTCATTATCGTATTTACCAGCTCCAGCATGTTCTAACATTTCCTCTCTGTCATAACCCATTGCTACTAGATCTGAAACAGGACAAATTTTTCTGTGAGCAACATATTCGGCTGTTTCTATTGTCCTGGCATCCCTGGAGATTAAAATCTCTTCTGGAGGAATAGCATCAATACAAACTTTGCTTTTGTTTGTGATCCTTCTAATTTTTAGATCAAAAGAAACAGGAGTTTCTTGAACAACTGTTTCTCCTAGCTCATTAACAGTTTCTATCATTTCCATTTCTGCTTGTTGAGATACAACCTCAACATTAGGATCTAAAATCAAAGCATCTTTTTGGATCTCTGTTAGTCCTGTGTAATTGTGATTAGTGACTTGTAAGCCATCATCAAAATATGCTTTTACAAATCCAGCTTTCCTAATCAAAGCATCTTTAAAAGCATTATAAAAAACCTGGAAACCATTATTTTTTTGATTAATGATGTAATTTATATAATTTGTTTGTTGTTCTGCCAGGGCTACATCCTCTTTGTTCTTAGGAATAAAATCTACAACTTTTTTTGTGCCAAAAAATACTCTCATAATTGATGGCAAAATATGTAATACAGCCTCTCTAACATCTGTTGAAACATACTCTGATTGCAATTCGCTGGTATCACTTGGCTCCTCTCCTAGATAGTAATCTGTATTTTCAGATCTCTCTTGCCCCAGCTCTTCTGAAAAATCCTGGGCATCATCCATTTCTGATTTAATGATTGATGCTAGTTCTGTGTAATCTTGTTCCTCTTCTACAAGAAGATCTGTTTCTTGATTTTCGTATTGCATAGCTTATTTTACCTCAAATGTCTGTATTGTTGTTTTGATCCTGGGCATTAAAGAATAAAGATCCTCCACCTAAAATTCCTAATGGATAGGCAAACATTTCTTTATTAAATTTTTCTCTAGCTTGGATCCTAGTTTTAGGGTATCTAGGATCATAAAACTCTCTTCTCAAGCCAAGATTTTTTAAAATCTGTAAAGTTTCTGGACTTGTGTATGTTGGAACTATTGCTCCAGCAAATTCATCTAACCCTACTGCTCTTGTTGGTTTTGCCTCAAAGTATTCAACAGGAGCTTTTTCTAAATCTTTTATAAATTTTTCTATTTTATTAACCTGGGTATTAGGAAGATCTCCTAAAAAATCAAAACTTTTTCTAATAGCGTCTTTGGATCCACCTCTTTGAATTGCCTCAAAAATTTGATCATTAACTGTGTCTATAAAACTAAATTGATTAATAGCTTTATCAGAGCCTTCCCACAAATCCTCAGAAATTTCAAAAAAATCATTTTGAGTTTTTTCGTACAATTCTTTATTTTCAGCTAATTCTTTATCGACAAGCTGTGATTTATTTTTTTTAACTTCATCCAGGTTTTTAAATTTTCCTGTTAAAACAGATTTTAATCTGCCCACTCCCTTAGAGCCCATTCCTTGTTCCCCACCAATTTGTCGCTGTTTTTTCATGTAATTAACTAGATTGTTTAATTCATATTCTTTAAATTTTGGATTTGGATTGTATGCATAAGGATTTGTGCTTTCAAAAAACTTTTCTGGATTAAATATTTTTTCCATTTCTGCTTTTTTCCAGGCATTAAAATCAGATACTTTAAATTTATCTATTGCACTATTAATTAATGTTCTTGTTTTTATTTTATCAATCGTTGGTTTTGACATTTCTTTGTAAAGATTTTGAATATACTCTGTGCCACTTTGTCCATAAGGCACAAGAAAAGATCCATCACTTATGCCCTCTGGCACACCCTCTATTTTTTTTCCTGTTAGTTTATTAAAAATGCCAATCATATTTTTATTGCCAATACTTGATTTATATTTTTTTATTCTTAAATCTGTTGATTTCATAATGGGATTTAAATTTATTCCTTGATCTTCTAAAAATTTTAATTTTCCAGCATGTGAGTCAAAAATTCTTTTTACCTGATCTTGTCTATAAGTAGAGGCATGTTTTTTAAATGACTGCTGATAAACATCATCTAATATAAATCCTATACCTTCATCAAATTTTTTTGCTAATGGCTC